CCGCGGATCTGTCGGCGAGCATCCCGCTTGGTGACGACCCGCTGCTGGGGCGCGGGCGCAATGCGCAGGACCCGTATCGCGGGCTGGTCACCGACGAGGGGCAGCTGGAGATCCCGTTCGATCTGCAAGGCACCGGCTGGTGGATGACGGCGCTGTTCGGCGATCCGCAGACCACGCCGCAGGCCGCAACCGGACGCATCACCTTCACGGACAACCCCGTGCCGGGCGACACGCTCACGCTTAACGGGGTGACCTGGACCCTTGTTGCCGGGGTTGCTGCGGGCGAAGAGACCGAGATCGGCGCGACGCTGGCCGACACGCTGGCGGCGCTGGCCTCGGATCTCGACGCCGCCAGCGATCCCGACATCGCGGTGGCGAGCTACACGGTCGAGGACGACACGGCGCTGGTGATCACACATGACACCACCGGCCCGGACGGCAATGCATTTACGCTGGACGCCTCAGCCGCACAGCGCTCTGCCCCCACCCTCACCGGCGGCGGATACCGCCATGTCTGGCGCAGCGGGGCCGACAGCATCCCGTCCTTCCTGATCGAGATCGGGCACCCGAAGCTTACGAGCCCGGTCTTCTTTCGCCATGCGGGCGCGGTGCTGGAGGAGCTGTCGTTTCAGATGGGCCAGGAAGGGCCGGCCAATGCCACCGTCTCGGTCGTGGCGCAGGGGGAGGAGACTGCCGACTCCACGCTGGAGGCAAACCCCGCCGCCTTTGCGCTGCGCCGCTTCAGCCAGGGGCGCGGCCGCATCGCGCGGGCAGGATCACCGTTGGCGGGTGTCACCGCCGGATCTCTGACCTTCTCCAACGGGATCGAGCGGGTGCGGTCGATCCGCGAGGATGGCCGCATCGATGGCGCCGATCCCACCCTCGCCACCTGCGAGGGATCTCTGACCGTGCGCTTCGATGGCGAGACGCTGATGGCCGAGGCTGCCAGCGGCGATCCGGTGGCTCTCAGCTACGGCTTTGTCATGGCCGAGGGCTACGCGCTCAGCTTCACCCTGCCTCGGGTCTACCTGCCCAAGCCCAAGTATTCGATCACCGGCCCGGCCGGGGTCGAGGCGAGTTTCGACTGGCGCGCCGCCGCCGATGCGGCCGGCGTGATGCTCGAGGTCGCGCTTCTCAACGATGTGCCAACCCATGGAGAGACCTGATGATCCGTCTCGACCTGAACGCGGCCCCCGACTGGCTCGATCTCGGCCACGGTGTGCAGCTGCGCGTCGCGCCCATCAGCACCTCTCTGATGAACCGTGCCCGCGAGGAGCCGATCCTCGCCGACCTGCCGGAAGAGGCCAGCGCGAACAGGCGCGGCATCGCGCTCGCCAAGGCGCTGGCCCGTGTGGCCGTGGATGACTGGACCGGTGTGCATGATGCGAGCGACGCCACGGCCGAACTCACGCCGGAAGGTCTCGATGCGCTGCTGGAGATCGTGCCGATCTTCGAGGCGTTCCAGCTGCGTTACGTGGCCCCGGGCCTGCATCTGGAGCAGGAAAAAAACGCCTCAGCGCCCTCGCCGAATGGCACTTCGGCGGGGGCGCGCAATACTGCAACAACTGCCCGCAAATCTGCGAAGCCTGCCCGGCGCGGCAAAACGCGCCGCTGACGCGCGAGGGCATACTGGCCTGGGATGTCGCGCAGGCGGCCACCGGCCAGCTGCGGGTCGCCGAGGGCGCGGTGCTTGGCTGGGACATGGGCGCGGTGCTGGCCATGGCCACAGCTGCCGGGCTCGACCCACGCGCGGCGGTGGAGCTTCTGCCGGTGATCGAGGCGGCGATGGTACGCGCGGTCAACGCGCAGATCCGGGCGCAGCGCCCGCAATAGACGCACAGGCCACAAAACAATGAACGAGATCGGAGGCCAGCAGCATGACCAGCGCGTCAAAACAGGTGACGGTGCGGCTGGCGGCCGAAGGCGGCCGGCAGGTGCGCGCCGAACTCAGGGGCATCGGCGCGGACGGTGCCACCGCCTTCCAGCGTCTGGGCTCGGAGATGGAGGCAGCCAATGCGCGCGCCGACCGGTTCTTTCGCCGGCTGCGCATTGCGGCCGCGGCGGGGGCTGCGGCCGTGGGGGCTGCGGCCACGGCGATGATCCGCAGCGGGCTGCAGGTCGTCGACAGCCAGGCCAAGCTGGCGCAGTCGCTGGGCACCACCGTCGCCTCGATCCAGACGCTGGAGCGCGCGGGCGAACTGGCGGGCGTGTCGATGTCGGGCATCGAGCAGGCCACCAAGGATCTCACACGCCGTCTCAGCCAGGCCGCGGCCGGAACTGGTCCCGCCGCCGACGCGCTGGACCGGCTGGGGCTGTCGGCCACCGACCTGATCGCGCTGCCGCTGGACGAGCGCGTGGGGGCGATCAACGCCGCCATCGAGGAGTTCGTGCCGGCGGCCGAGCGGGCCGCGGTGGCGGGCCAGCTTTTCGGCGAGGAAGGCTCCATCGCCATGGGCCGGATCGACAGCACAACGCTGCGCCAGGCGACGAAAGATGTGCGCGCCTTCGGCGTCGTGGTGTCTGCGCAGGACGCCGCACAGATCGAGCGGACCAACGATGCGATCTCGCGGCTGGGTCTGATCTGGCGCGGGCTGGCCAACCAGCTGGCGGTCGCCGCGGCCCCGGCGCTGGAGGCCGTGGCCGACGCGATGGCCGCACTCGCCGAACGCAGCGGGCCCGTGGGTCGTGCCATCGAGCTGGTGCTGGGCAACCTCGACCGGCTGGCGGCCACGCTTGCGGCGGTTGCGGGGCTGGTGGCCGGGCGCTTCGTGGCGGGAATGGCGGTTGCAGCTGTCAGCGTGCGCGGTCTGGCCACGGCGCTCGCGCTGCTGCGCGGGGCGCTCATACGGCTGCCCTTTGTAGCGCTGGTGATCGGGGCGCAGGAGCTGATCCTGCGCTTTGGCCGGCTGGTCGCGGCGGCGGGAGGTTTCTCCGAGGCCCTCGATCTGCTGCGCGACGTGGCATCCGAGGTCTGGGACCGCATGGGCACCGGCGCATGGGCGCTCGGGGCGACGGTGGCGGCAGCATGGGCGGGAATTCGCGCCAGCGTGGCCGGCGGGGTGCAGGCCAGTCTGGATGCGGTGGCGCGCGGGGCGTCGCTGATCCTCAACACCTGGCGCGGGGCTTTTGCAGCGACCCGGGCGATCTGGTCCGATCTACCGGCCGTGCTGGGCGAGGTCGTGACCGGCGCGGCCAATGCCATGGTGCGCGGCGTGGAGCGATTGCTGAATGCGGTGATCGGGCGCGTGAACCGCTTCATCGCCGGGATCAACACGGTGCTCGCCGCACTGCCCGCATGGGCCGTGGGCGAGGACGGGCTGCGCATCGGCGCGCTGGACGATGTCAGCCTTGGCAGTTTGGGGAACCGGTTTGAGGGGGCTGCGCGCGATGCCGGCGGCCGGGCAGCGGAAGCGTTCACGCAAGCCTTCGAGCGCGAGTACCGGATCCCCAATCTCGGGCTCGGGGCCTATGCAGCCGACGCCCGCGCCACGCAGGACGCGCTGCGCGGCGTGGCCGAGGAGCTGCGCGGGGCGGCGACCGGGCCATTGGAATCCGTGGCGGCGATCCGCGAGGTACTGGCGCGGACCTCGGAGGTGGCCGATGGGGCGGCGGACTCCGTGGCCGGGATCGGGGACGCCTTCGACGGCGTCTCCGGTGCCGGCAAGGACGGTGCAGCGGGCGGTAGCAGTTCTGGCGGCGCGGCTGGTCGTGCTGCCGAGGCCGCGACGACCGCCGGCAACGCGATTGCGGCGGCCGGCGAGACAGCGGCGCGGGGCTGGAATGCGGTCGCCGACAGCCTGCAGGACTATGCCGGGCGCGCGATGGAGACAGGCCGGCAGATCGGCGACGCGCTGGTCAGCGCCTTCCGCGGGGCCGAGGATGCGCTTCTGACGCTGGTTACGAAGAGCAAGGTGGATTTCCGCGATCTGGCGAACTCAATCCTGGAGGACATCACCCGCATCGCGCTGCGCTCGGCGGTGCTCGGCCCCCTCGCCAACTGGCTGGGCGGCGCGCTCGGCGGGATCGGAGGCGGGCTTGGAGGTAGCCTGGGCGGCAGCCTCACCGCGGCGGTGGCGCATTCGGGCGGCGTGATCGGCGCCTCAATGCTGCCGCAGCGGCAGGTGCCCGCCATGGCCTTCGCCGGGGCACCCCGCCTGCACGCGGGCGGCATGGTCGGTCTCCGCCCGGACGAGGTCCCCGCGATCCTGCAGCGCGGCGAGCGGGTGCTCTCGCGCCGCGAAGTGTCCGAGGGACAGCGCGGCGGTGGCAACGGCCGTGACGGAGGTGTCACCGTCAACATGACGATCACCACGCCCGATGCCGACAGCTTCCGCCGGTCGCAGGGCCAGATCACCGCCGAGATGAGCCGCGCCATCGCGCGGGCACGGCGCAATCGGTAGGGCCAATCAGACAGGGCAATCCATGACCGACTTTCACGATGTGCAGTTTCCGGCCACCATCGCCTACGGGGCCAGTGGCGGGCCGCGGTTCCTGACCGCTATTACCGCCACGCAGAGCGGGCGCGAGCAGCGCGTGGCGCAGTGGCAGGGCTCCCGCGGCGAATGGAACGTCTCCACGGGCATCCGCTCGCGCGCCGATGTCGCGGCATTCCTCGCCTTCTTCTATGCCCGCCGCGGCCGCGCACACGGGTTCCGCTTCCGGGACTGGACGGATTTCCGGGCGGCGGGACAGCTGCTGGGAACTGGTGATGGCGTACAGACCGCGTTCCAGCTGGTCCGGCGCTATGACAGCGGTGGCGTGGTCCATGAACGGCGCATCACCCGGCCGGTCGAGGGCACGGTCACGGTCTATCGCGATGGCGTGGAGGTGACCAATGGCCTGTCCGTCGATCACGCGACGGGCCTCGTCACCTTCTCGGGCGCACCGAATGAGGGTGTCGCAGTCACCGCGGATTTCGAGTTCGATGTGCCGGCGAGGTTCGACACCGATGCCGCCGATCTCACCGTCGAGACCTTCGAGATGCAGCAATGGGGCCGCATCACCGTGGTGGAGATCCGTGAATGAAGACCGTATCCCCCGAACTGGCCGCGCATCTCGACGGAGATGTGCTCACATTGGCGACCTGCTGGCGCCTCGCGCGCCGCGACGGCGTGGTGTTTCGTGCCACCGATCACGATGGCGATCTCGCGGTCGGTGGCGAGATTTACCGCGCCCGCGCCGGCTATTCGCGCACCGCAGTGGCCACCGAGGCGGGGCTGGCGGTCGGCAATGTCGATCTCGAGGGCGTGCTCGACGATGCGGGTCTCGACGCGGACGCGCTGCGCGCCGGTCTCTATGACGGCGCCGAGGTGCGGATCTTCGTGGTCAACTGGCAGGACCCGTCGCAGGGCACCCTCCGGCTGCGCCGTGGCTGGCTGGGAGAGGTGATGCTGTCGAGCGAGGGCCAGTGGCGCACCGAGCTGCGCGGCATGTCCCAGGTGCTCGCACAGCGGCTGATCGAGCCCTACACGCCGGACTGCCGCGCCGATCTCGGCGATGCGCGCTGCGGGGTGGAGATCAGTGACCCGCAATGGACACGGCCCGGTCTGGTCACCGCACCGCTCGATGCGCTCTCCTTCACGGCCGCGATCGATGTCACGGGCAAGCCCGACGACTGGTTCGCCGGCGGCGTGATCCGCTTCACCTCTGGGCAAAACAGCGGCCGGGCCATCGAGGTGCGCGGCTCGGACCTGGCGACAGGCGATCTGGTGCTCTCCTTCCCGCCGCCCTTCCCGGTCGGGACGGGCGACGCGTTCGAGATCTATCCGGGCTGCGACAAGCGGCTCTCCACCTGCATCGAGCGGTTCGACAATGTGCTCAATTTCCGGGGCGATCCCTTCGTGCCGGGGGCCGACAAGCTGACAGAGACGCCAAATGCACGATGAGCCAAAGCAGCGTGAGCCAGTGTGCGGTGACGACGTGATCGCCGAGGCACGCCACTGGATCGGGGCGCGCTGGCGCCATCAGGGCCGCGGGCCAGCCGGCGTGGACTGCATCGGGCTGCTGATCGTCGTGGCCGATGCACTCGACCTGCCGCATCACGATGTGACGGGCTATGACCGGCGCGCCAGCGGCACCAGGCTGCTGGAAGAATTTGCGCGCGCGCTGGATCCGGTCGCACTGCCCGACGCGCGGCCGGGCGACATCCTGGTCTTTGCCGAGACCAGCTATCCCTGCCATGCCGGGTTTCTCACCGCGCGGCACGGGACCCCGCATCTTCTGCACGCGCATGCGCTGCGGCGCTGCGTGCTCGAGGAGCCGCTGATCGAGCCCTGGCTGTCGCGCCGGCGCGCGGCGTGGCGCATTCCGGGGGTGGTCTGATGGCGGTGCTGGCCATCGCCGGCGCGGGCGCGCTCGGCAGCACGGCGCTCGGACTCGGCTGGCAGGCCGGCTGGCTGATCGGCTCGACCGTCGGCTCGCTGCTGTTCGGCCCCGACCAGCCGGATATCGAGGGCCCGCGGCTGCGCGATCTTTCCGTGACCTCCTCGGCCTGGGGCGCGCCGATCCCGCTCATCTACGGCACAATGCGCGCCTCCGGCAACGTGATCTGGGCACCGGGGATCCGCGAAGAGCGCCAGACCCGCAAGGTGGGCGGCAAGGGCGGCGGCGGTCAGCGTCAGACCACCTATGGCTACTACGCCTCCTTCGCGCTCGGCCTCGCTGAAGGCCCGGCCGGGGATCTCATCCGGATCTGGGCCGATGGCAAGCTCATCCATGACGCGCGCGGCACCAATCCGGATGTCTCGATCCCCGGTCTGGCGTTCCGCTTCCACGAGGGAAGCGAGGACCAGCTGCCCGATCCGCTGATCGAGGCCACGGAAGGTCATGGCCGCAC